CAAAGAACATCCAACTCTACGGACAACATCTTTGGAAACCTTCTGATAAAATATCTTTAGTAATTTGCGAGGGTGAAATTGATACACTCTCTATGGCACAAGTTAACCAACTAAAATTTCCAGTAGTTGGAATACCAAACGGTTGTGCTGGGGCCGCTAAAGCTATCGCAAGAAACCTTGAGTTTGTTGAAGGCTTTAAAAAAGTCGTCATCATGTTTGATAACGATGTTGCAGGTAATACTGCGGCATTGGAAATTGCCCAGCTACTATCCCCATCAAAGGCTCACATCGCCAAGCTACCACTTAAAGATGTCAACGAGATGCTAGTAGCCAATCGTCAGAAAGACCTAGTGCAATGCATGTGGGATGCTCAACCTTACAGACCAGATGGAATAATTTCTGGTACTGAACTTTGGGAAGATATTATTTCTGACAATGATGCTGAAACAATCCAGTACCCTTGGCCAAACCTAAACATCAAAACTCATGGAATGCGCAGAGGTGAATTAATAACTCTATGTGCTGGTTCTGGCGTTGGGAAATCTCAAGTTTGCAAAGAGATAGCCTTATCACTTTTAAGTAAAGGAACCACGGTTGGATACATAGCTCTTGAAGAGAACACCACCCGTACTGCTTTAGGCATAATGGGCATTGATATCGGCAAGCCTCTACACATTAATAAAGAAGGGGTAACTGAGGATGAATTACGAAACTCTTTTATCAACACAGTCGGAAATGGTCGTTGTTACCTATACGATCATTTTGGTTCTCTTGCTTCTGACAATCTCCTCTCCAAAATAAGATACCTAGCTAAGGGCTGTGGGGTTGAGTGGGTAGTTTTAGACCACCTATCTATAGTTGTTTCACAAATTGCTGACGGAGATGAAAGACGCTTAATTGATAATACAATGACAGCTCTTCGTTCCCTCGTTGAGGAAACTGGGGTTGGCTTACTATTGGTCTCTCACTTGCGAAGACCTTCGGGTGACAAAGATTGGTCTGAAGGTGTTCAAACAAGCCTCAATGCTCTTCGTGGTTCAGCGGCAATAGCCCAGCTCTCAGACATCTGCATTGGTATTGAAAGAAACCAGCAGGGAGAGAACCCACACGTTTCAACTATTCGTATATTAAAAAATAGATTTAGTGGTGAGACGGGCATAGCAACTTATCTAGCCTACAATCCAGACACCAGTCGAATGATTGAAGTGGATGACCCAACCCAAGTCTTTGATGACGAAAGTGGTTCAGACTTTTAAAAAGGAAAATGAAAATGTTTACAGGAGTAATCCTAATCTGTTCTGCCCTTGGCAGTACGGATTGTCAGGCGATGTCTGGCCCAGCCTTTGAGACTAGAGAAGAATGTAAGGCAAACCTAAACAAACAAGGGATACCTTATGCCAAGCTAAAGTTTAAAGACAAAGAAATAGCTGGCAAACGATGTATCAAATGGAAGAATAATGAGGGTGCATGAACCTCTTATTTGATATCGAGACCGACAAACTAGACGCAACTGTTTGTCACTCGTTAGTCATTGTAAATCTCGATACAGAAGAGATGACTAGCTATGCAGATCAAGAAGGCTATCCTCAAATTTCAGAGGGGTTAGCCTTACTTAATAAAGCTAAACGTTTGGTGGGACATAACATTCTCGATTATGATTTAGCTGTTTTAGAAAACCTATATGGTCATAAATTTACTGGAGAATTACACGACACCTTATTGATGTCTCGTCTTATATGGCCAGACCTCAAAGAGGATGACTTTAGGTTTACTCGAAAACCCAAGGGCAAAGACTTCCCAATGAAACTCGTTGGCTCTCATGGCTTAAAGGCATGGGGTCATCGATTGGGAAACAACAAGGGTGACTTCGAGTATTCAGTAGAACGTTTTGCTCAGTGGTCTGTAGAAATGCAGGAGTACTGTGAACAGGATGTTAAACTTAACCTTCAGTTCTACCAACTAATGTTAGATAAGAAACCTACTGAAGATAGTCTAAAACTGGAGCATGATTTTGCGAGAGTAATTAAGCTACAAGAGCTTCACGGGTTTCACTTTAATGTTCCCGAAGCTGAGAAACTTCTGGCCACTCTACAGATTAGACATGCTGAGTTAACTCAATCCCTACAGTCTGCTTTTCCACCTTGGGAAGTAAAGACACCCTTCATCCCTAAAGTTAACAATGTAGCTAGGAATTATCAGAAGGGCATTAAGACTTATAAGGTTAAAGAGATTGTTTTTAACCCTGCAAGTCGAGACCAGATAGCAGACAGATTGCAGGTCATTAATGGTTGGAAGCCTACGGACTTTACCTCATCGGGAAAACCTAAAGTCGATGAAACAGTATTGGCTAAACTTCCCTTCCCCCAAGCAAAGGTACTTAGTGAGTATCTACTTATAGCTAAACGTATAGGTCAGCTCTCAACAGGTAAGAACGCTTGGTTGAGGTTAGTTAAAGATGGCAAGCTTCATGGTCGAGTGAATACCAATGGATGTCTCACAAGTAGATGTACACATTCACAGCCCAACATAGCACAAACACCAAGAGTAGGCTCACCTTACGGCCTTGAATGCAGAACACTATTCCATGCACCCAAGGGCTATAAGCTCGTTGGTGCTGACTTATCTGGTTTAGAACTCAGATGTCTTGCCCATATGATGGCTCGATACGATGGCGGCAAGTATGCTGATATCGTTGTTAATGGGGATATCCATGAGGCCAATATGAAAGCCACAGGGATAACCAATCGGAATACTGTAAAGTCTTTTATCTATGCATTCTTATATGGAGCAGGTGCTTCTAAGATTGGTGAGATAATTGGCGGCAACCCAGCAGAAGGTCAGAGTTTACTTAACAAATTCTTAAACAGAACCCCTGCCCTAAGGACACTCCGAAAGGCAGTGGATGACAAAGTAAAAAGCACAGGATGCTTGCGTGGTTTAGATGGACGTATATTACCTATCCGCCATAAACATGCGGCTCTTAATACATTACTTCAAAGTGCTGGGGCGTTACTCGCCAAAAGAAGCACAGTCATCCTTTACAAATTATTAAATGAAAAAGGCTTAACCTTCGGAGAGGACTACGCACAAGTTGCCCATGTCCACGATGAAGTACAGCTCATAGCGAAGGAAGGAATTGCCGATGACGTTGGTCAATCAGCAGTTAAATCTTTTCAACTCGCTGGAGAATACTACGGATTTAGAGTGCCAATCACTGGAGAATACAAAGTCGGGAGTAATTGGGCAGACACACACTAATAATCCTAAATCTATCTACAACAGAGAAAGAGTTCGCCAACGAAAGCGTGACTTAATCAAACACAAGGGTGGCATCTGCGAAAGATGCGATGGCGAATACCATCCAAACCTCTTCGACTTCCATCATCACGATGCATCACAAAAACTATTTTCAGTAGGTCAAAAAGAAATGACTAGGAAATGGAAAGTACTCATCGCTGAAGTCGAGAAGTGTCACCTCTTGTGTTCGAACTGTCACCGAAAAGTACACACCGAGCAAGATAAACATTTTATGAAACTATAGGGATACGAACTATGCATCCACCAGAAGAACTGGATAGTGAACATGTTTGTATTCTCTCTTATGCAAATATGATTGCACATGTCGCCACTCTTGGAGACCAAGCAAAAGACGAGGAGTTTAAAGCACTCCTCTGGAACACAGGTAAGTTTCTCTTCGATGAAATGGCAGGCGGCCAGCTTACCGAATTAACCCACATGGAAACAAAAGGAGGAGTTCAATGAACCACCTACTAATTGATGCTGACATCCTTCTATTTAAAGCATCTGCTCATAGCGAAAAGCCAATAGAGTGGACAGAAGGTTTCTGGACAATGCACGGTTTCGAAGATGATGCCCTGCTATACTTCAACAATAGATTAACAGAATGGAAGGATAGGTTTGAAACCGAGAAAGTAACTCTCTGTCTTACTGACACTGAAAACTGGCGTAAGGAAGTTTTACCTTCTTATAAGGCACATCGAAAAGCTACTCGCAAACCACTTATTCTACCTGTGGTGAGACAGAAGCTGATTGATAATTATGATGCTGTTATATGGGATACCCTAGAAGCAGATGATGTTCTTGGTATTCTTGGAACAGAACCTACTGATGAAAACAGAATAATCATTTCAGAGGACAAAGACCTCAAGACAATCCCCTGTTCACTTTACAATCCCGAACACAAAACACTTACAGAAAACTCAGAGTTCCAAGCCGACTACTGGCACATGTTTCAAACCCTCGTTGGGGATGCAACCGATGGATACTCAGGGTGTCCAACTATTGGACCAGTAGCCGCTACTAAACTCTTAGGCTTTTGCTCCGACCAAACAGCGATGTGGGATTTGGTTACCTCTACTTATCGAAAGAAAGGGTTGGGTGAAGAGGAAGCTCTTATTCAAGCAAGAGTAGCTCGAATTTTAAGATTTGAAGATTATAAGAAAGAGGAAGTATCGCTTTGGACACCACCAATAACATCGTAAATAAACCACCCCATTATACTAACTTAGCAATCGAACCCATCACATTCATTATGAAGAATGACATGGAGTTTTGGCGTGGAAATATCATCAAATACTCCAGCCGTTGTGGAAAGAAAATCTATGACGGTATGGACGAAACCCAATCAGAAATCACCGACCTAATGAAGGTCATTCGATATGCAGAAATGCGTATCAATCAACTCAACAAGAAGGATATATTGTAATGACTGAATACGTCATACCTATGATGGGCATTAGCCTTGATGACTACCAACACCTAGCAAGAGAAACAGCAGTATATCCTTCGGAGACTGCGCTACAGTATTTAACCTTAGGGCTTACATCAGAGGCTGGTGAAGTGGCTGGCAAGGTTGCCAAATACTATAGAAAAGACCAAGACGATTTCCCTATTGAGGATGTCATCCTAGAGCTGGGTGATGTGCTTTGGTTTATAGCTGAGTTGTCTAGTCTATTAGGCGTATCTTTAACCGAGGTGGCTGAAGAAAACCTAGAGAAACTAAAAGCTCGACAAAGTGCTGGAACTCTAAAGGGAATGGGGGACAGCCGATAATGAAGCACAAATCTAATCTCAATCCTATGCTCCGTTCTAAGTTCTCTGAAGAAATCTTTAATCTTAAATATAAACATGAAGGAGCTGAAACTTGGGAAGCTCTAGCAAACACTCTCGTAGATGATGTTTGTACTGGCCCTGATTTATTCTTGTGGTTTACCAGAGAAGAGAAAGCCCAGCTTAAAGAATACATAACGGACATGAAGTTCATTCCTGCTGGACGCTACCTTTATTATGCAGGACGACAGAATAAATTCTTTAATAATTGCTATCTCTTAAAAGCTGAAAAAGACAATCGAGAAGACTGGGCTGACTTATCTTGGAAAGCTGAAAGCTGTCTGATGACAGGTGGCGGCATTGGAGTAGACTACTCTGTCTACCGAGGAGCTGGAACACCTATAAAGAGAACTGGAGGTCAAGCCTCTGGCCCTATTCCTAAGATGAATATGATTAATGAAATAGGAAGACGGGTAATGCAGGGTGGAAGCAGACGTTCAGCTATCTACGCCTCTCTCAACTGGCAACATCCAGACATCAATGAGTTCCTTAGTGCTAAAGATTGGGCATCAATGCCTGTCGGTAGTACGGGTAAAACTCTCTGGGATATTAAACAGGAAGATTTTAACTTTGCCGCCCCTTTAGATATGACAAATGTATCCGTTAACTACGATACTGATTGGTTAATGAACTACTACAAAACTGGTGAAGTCGGTGACGTATTTCTTCAAAATGTAAGACAGGCAATGCAGACAGCCGAACCCGGCTTTTCCTTTAATTTCTTTGATAAAGAAAACGAAACATTAAGGAATGCTTGTACTGAAGTTACATCAGAAGATGATAGCGATGTATGTAATTTAGGCTCACTTAACTTTGGACGAATAGAAAGTCTTGAAGAGCTAAGTGATGTGGTAACTCTAGCAACTAAGTTTCTAATATGTGGAACTCTTAAAGCTCAGTTGCCTTACAAAAAGATAGGTGATGTTCGAGAGAAGAACCGAAGGCTTGGACTAGGTTTCATGGGTGTCCACGAATGGCTCATCAAAAAGGGTTATAAATACGAAGTAACTCCTGAGCTACATCAGTGGCTATCAGTCTACCGTGGTGTATCTGATAAAGTATCAAGGGACTTTGCTGATGAATTAGGTATCAGTAGACCCGTAGCCAATAGAGCAATAGCCCCTACTGGTTCTATCGGAATACTCGCTGGAACATCTACAGGTATCGAGCCTATCTTTGCCGTTGCCTACAAACGTAGATACCTCAAAGGCAATACACGCTGGGTCTACCAGTATGTAGTAGATAATGCGGCTCAAGAACTTATCGACCTCTATGGAACTGACCCTGACGATATCGAAAGTGCGTTAGATTTAGCTTCTGATTATGAGCGTAGAATGAAGTTCCAAGCTGATGTTCAAGACTATGTTGATATGAGCATTAGCTCTACGATTAATCTGCCTGCATGGGGAGATAAACTAAACAACGAAAATACTGTTGAAGACTTTGCTAAAACACTAGCGAGTTATGCCAGCAGACTGCGTGGTTTCACCTGCTATCCAGATGGAAGCAGAGGCGGCCAACCATTAACATCCGTACCTTACACTGAAGCACGAGAGAAATTAGGCGAAGAGTTCGAGGAGCATATTGAGGCTCACGACATCTGCGATATTTCTGGCTCAGGTGGAACCTGCGGAAACTAGACGAAACTATAGGTCAGCTTAGGCTGGCCTATAAAAGGTTGCACTATAGAGGATATAAAATGTTTCCATATATTTCAGACGAATTAATAAAAGAATTACAAGAGCGATTTCCGCACAAATCACCCAACTCACATGAAGCTATAGAACAGTTAATGTTTCGAGGTGGTCAGAGGTCAATCGTAGACTTTTTAATACTCATGCAAGAAGAACAACTTTCAAAAAATAAGGAATAAAATATGTGTTTCGGAGGATCTAGCCCAAGCCCCCCACCACCTGCGGCCGCCCCTAAGGCTGTCGACCCAGTAATGACTAATTTGTACGACCCCGATGCGACTGAGGGTGTAGAAAAAGGTGGTGTATCTAAAAAAGCAAAAGGAACTAGTCAGCTTAAAGTTGATTTAGACCCTACGGTTTCATCAATGGATAAAGCCACGGGATTACAAATTACATAAAGGATTAGAATATGGATGGTACAGCAGAAGCTCGATACCGTTCTCTTGAACATACACGGCAAAACTACCTCTCAAGAGCTAGAGACTGCTCTGAACTTACAATACCCTCTCTGATACCCCAAGATGGTTTCGGTGAAGGAAGTGAGCTGTATCAACCCTATCAAGGTATAGGTGCAAGAGGAGTTAATAACTTAGCCTCAAAATTGAGTTTAGCTCTCCTACCACCCAACTCTCCTTTCTTTAGACTAATGGTCGAGCCTTATACGTTAAGTGAAATGTCACAAGACCCAGAGGCTAGGACTAATGTTGAGAAACAGCTCGGAGAATATGAACGTGCAGTTATGTCAGAGATTGAAAGCTCAGGTGATAGAGTTGCGGTACATGAAGCATTAAAGCATCTTATTGTAGGTGGTAATGTTCTCCTTCAAATTGGTGCTAAAAAGATACGGGTCATGCACCTAGACAGCTACGTTGTGAACCGTGCGCCTAATGGTGAAGTGCTAGAGATTGTTTGTGTTGAACAGGTATCTCCTAATTCACTCGATGGTGACACAGCGTCTATGATAGCTGGCAAACTTGAAGGTGACGAAAGAAGCGTAGAAATCTTTACTCATGTTGAACGTAAGAATAATTTCTTCCATGTTTATCAGGAAGTAAAAGGAACTGTTATTAAAGGTTCTAGGGGTAAATATAAGCCAGACAATGTACCGTTTTTACCGTTAAGGTTTAGTCGTATAGATGGTGAAGATTATGGCAGAGGGTTTGTAGAAGAACTACTTGGTGACCTTAGGTCGCTAGAAGGATTATCTCAGGCGATAGTCGAAGGAGCCGCCTCAGCCGCTAAAGTCTTATTCATGGTGAACCCAAACGGAACTACACGAATGAGAACCATCGCTCAGGCAGATAACTGTGCGATAGTTGAAGGTAACCGTGATGATGTTTCTGTCCTACAGATGGACAAGTTTAATGACTTCCGAGTTGCCTACCAAGCTATGCAGGGAATTGAAGAGAGACTATCTCAACAGTTCATGCTCCAATCATCAGTTCAACGAAATGGTGAGAGAGTAACCGCAGAAGAAATACGATATCTGGCAGGAGAACTTGAGGATACCCTTAGTGGTATTTACTCAATACTCTCACAAGAGTTTCAGCTACCGTATGTTAATCGTAAAATCGTTGTCCTTACTAAAGACAAGAAGCTACCAGAACTCCCTAAAGATTTAGTTAAACCTACAATCGTTACTGGAATGGAAGCATTAGGTCGTGGACATGACTTACGAAAATTAGACTTATTTATTCAAGGAATGACACAGGCTCTAGGGCCAGAAGTTCTATCTCAATATGTAAACCTACAAGACTACATAAAGAGAAGAGCTACAGCACTTGGAATAGATACCGAAGGTCTAATCAAATCAGAAGAACAGATAGCTCAAGAACAGCAACAAGCTCAAATGGCACAGTTAGCACAA